AAGAAATAGTGGTAATCTAATAAGCAAAAACCATCTCCTACACCTTTTGCTAATGTTCTAAAATTCGCTAATGTTGTACTATATTTTGGTACAGCTCCACTTATTGAGTGTGCTTTTGTATCTTCTCCTACACTTAATAAGTATGCACCAACAAAAAATTCTTCTGATTTTGTATAGCCTGCTCTTGCATAATCAGCAATATAAATATATTCATATTCTTTGCCTTCACTTTCTGTTTTTCTTTCTCTTTTCCACCAAAATTCTGGTATTCTTACCATTACTTCTCCGTTGCTTCCATCTTCAGCATAACCTACTTCTCCATGATATGCTACTACTCTGCCTGTTGCTGTATCTATATTGCATCTTTTTATTTCTGACCAAGGATAACAATTATCAAAATCGTTTGCTACCTCTGTTCCATCTTTTGTTGCTTTTGCTGTTAAATTTTCTGCATCTGCTAATCTAGTCCAACTTGCTACTGTATTGTCTGTAAGCAATCTTTTTATTCCATAATTTTTTCCTACAAAACTTCTTGCTTCTTCTATTGCTTCTTGTAATTCTTTTTGTGTAACATATATTTGACTTTCATCTAAAGTTATTGTTACATTGCTTGAATTATCTACTAATACAGTAATATCAATATGTTTTTCTATTAATTCTGTAATAGAATTATTTATATATTCAGCTGTTGTTCCTGCATTAGAATAAGCATATAATACTTTTGCCTTTGTATCTGGATCTATTGCAAAAAGTCCTATTTCTCTAAAATAAAATGCTGCATTTGCATCTGTATTTTTAAAAGCAAAAGAAATTTGTGCTTGGGTATCTCCAGTAATTTTTATATTACTTATTGGGCATTCAAGAACTTTAGTTGTTAATGCTGTTTTGTTTTTTGCATCACCACTTAAAGCACCACTACCTATCTCGGCATGGTCAAATTCTATTTTTTTTCCTTGTAAGGTTTTAGCTGCTAACAATGCTCCTGCTTTCGTTATATAAACTTTTTCAAAACCCATTATTTTTCACACTCCTCTATTTTTATATAATTTTGATTTGAAATAGAAGTTCCAACATTATAACTAACGTTAATACTTTCTACTTCTTCAGCAAAATCTGTATTAGGCATAATTTCTATATAATCTTGCCTACTTACATTAGTTGCTATATTATTACTTAAATCTAGTTTTATATCTTCATAATACTGACTTACTTCTGTTTTTAATTTTATATATGATTGTTGCGAAATTACTGCTCCAATAAATTTATTTATTTTTGTCGTCAATCTATAATCTAATTCTATATTTGCTGGCATTTGTTTTACTAAATCTCTTCTTAATATTTCTGCTGCTTCTGTGTAATTTAATGCTATTTCTATATTCATTTTGTAATTTTTAAAATCAGTTGTTATTTTGTAATTTTCTTCCCCTATTGCTTCATTTAGTGTATTAATTAACCATTTATATGTATATGCTGTCCTATTATTCATTTTTAGCAAAATTGTCATTCTTCTAGCTTCTAATGTTTCTGCTACATTTTTTATTCCATATATTGATTCATACCTTCTTAAGCCATAGTCATTCGCAGTTTTTACAATTATTTCTTTTAATATACTATTTATTTGTTCTTTTAAGTTATCCAACTCTACATCTTCAGCATCAAATATCTCATTAAATTCCCTTACTTGTGTTAAAAAAGGTGGCATGTATTCTTTTAATTTCATACTATAACCACCTCACCCAAAACAGGAATTTGATATTTACTTAATTCGATATTTCCACTTTGATTATTTAATAAGGTATTACTTACGTCGACTACTCCTTCAATATTTAATATTATTGCTTCTATTTGTGCTCTTCTTATTATTATTGTATCTGTATCTTCCCAAGATTGTCTTTGTTCTAATAGGTATTTTTCTATTGCTATTTTTATGTTTTCTTTTACACTTTCTGCTGTTACTGTTTCATCTGTTGATACTTCTGATTGAACTTTTATTTGTATTTCATTTGCCGTATCTACTGTAACTATATGGCCAATTGGTGCTAGGCCAAGTCCTTCGTCCGAAAAATCTGGACAAATTTCTTGTTGTACTTCAGCAATTAAAACATCAGATGCTTTATCATAATTACTATCTAATATTGTTAATTTTACAGTACCACCACCATTCCATATAGGTGTTACTTTTACTGCTCCTACACCATCTATACTTTTTGTTTTGTTTTTATAATCTATGACATTCCCTCCAAAAGATTTTTCTCCAATTTGTTCAAAGTAACGTTCTCTTAATTCATCATCACTTTCTTGATTTTCTCCTGGTATTAACAAATCTGTTAATGTTGCTTTCCCTAAACCTTGTATATAATCTACTGGAATTAAAATACCAGTAATATTATTTCCATCGGCTCCTGCAGTTTCACATTCTAATTTATAAATTCCTGTGCTTATTTTTTCTGTTGCACACCAGTAATAATCATTACACGTAAATCTTGAATTTAATTCTATATCCATTAAGTTATCATTTTCATCGTAGAAATTACCTTGTTTTACTGCCTTTGTTGCTTCTTCTCTTGTAAGTCCTACTTGATTTGCAAGTCTATCAAGATATTCTTCTACAGCAGTATCTGCAAATACTAAATCTATGTTATTTTTTAATACTATATACATTTGTGCTATTTCTGCAGCTGCAGGTGCTAAAGCATCATATATAATGCTTCCTTCCCTTTTATCTAATGTATCTGGTATTTTATCTAACATACGATTTAACGTTACATCATAATCAAAATATTCGTCTAAATCTTGGCTCATACGCTCACCACCTTTTCAATTGTTATTTCTCCTACAGTTGTTATTACATTAAAGGTTACTATTACTTTATTTCTACTTATTTCAAAATTAAAGTTGCTTACTTCTTCAATTCTGTCATCTTGCATAAGTGCTTCAGTAATTACTCTTTGAAGTTCTGGTATTACATAAGTAGAATTTTCTCCAATTAAATTTTTCAATTCTATACCATAATTCCAACTGTAAATAAGGTGTTCAAATCTTTCCGTATTTAATATACAATATATCGTTTGCTTCATAGCCTCTATACCATCACATTGTCCTATTATAGTGTTATTTTCTATATTAAGATAATATGTTTTACTTGGCTGTTCTGCAACCTCTAAATTGCTCTGTAAAATATTATTAGTATTAGGTGTCATTTTAATTTAACCACCTTTCATTTTTAAATTTTATCTAGTACAATATATTCCTGTCCGCCTCTTTTTTGTATTAGTATTACAGTATCATTTTTCTTTAACGCATTATGAATAGTCATTCTTTTTGTTCCAGTAATTGAATGAGCATGAGATAATCCGATTTTTGTTTCATTTATTTCAATATTAGTTTCTACATTATTATTAATTGTTTGACTATCTGGATTTGGCGATATAGAAGAATTTACACTTACATTTGCATTCGCACTATGCGAATGATTTGCATTTAAACTCTTACTTTCAGTATCCCAATCTATTGAAACATCTACACTATAATCTGTAACATTTTTTGTTAATACTAAAAATTCTGATGTTAATTTTAATTTCTGTTCAATTGTAATTTCTAGCGGATTAATACTTGTAACTATTCCGTATAATACATTACAAGGAGCGGATGCTTCTTCCACCCCTTGTGAAATTTTTTTAATTGCATCTACTAGACTTGCCATTTTTCCCCTCCTTATTGCGTTATAAAATCCTGACCTCTTAATGTCAAATCCATAAAATGTTCTCCGGTTTTTAAATGTATGTTTTGCTTTTTCTACCAACATAAAATGTTGTAATTTTACATCTCCTAAATCTAGATTAACAATTATTAATGAACCTCCACGAACTCTAATATCTCCAATTGCTTTTTTTATTTCTAAACTTCTTGTTTTTTGATTATATAAATTCAACAATGTTTTTGCTTTTACTGCTCCATTTGTTTTTTCATCTATTGTATCAAAATATTGTAGTACACCCCAATTATTCATATTGTTTGTGTCTTGTGCTATATAAACTTCTCTTTTTCCTGTTTCTTCATTGTCATATACTAATTTTACTTTATTATATGTATCTGTATCGATTGAACTTTGATAATCATAATTTTGAGCTGTTTCTTCATCAATAATAATTCCTACTTTCATTCTTTCTAGATTTTTCAAACATATTTTTCCAAAATCATCATATAGTACATACATTTCTTTTTTGTATTGTATTGTTTCATCTAAAGCATTTAAGATAATATCAAATAATGATTGGTTACTTTCAGATTTTTTTGCAATTTTATAGTTTGTATTTTCCAAAGTTCCTACATTTAATAAAAAATCATTTGCTATCATTTTCACTAATTCATCGGCTCTTTTATTTGTATATACATAACTAGATTTATTTTTTAAATAACGTAATTGGTCGTATGTTGTTACTTTTATTATTTTGTCTTTTTCTCTTTTCTTTGTAAATACAAAGCCATAAAATACATTGTTCCCATCAACTTTGAAGCTTACCGGATTTCCTTCTTCAAATTTAAGGACATCATCTTTTAAAACTTTAAATTCTAGTTTTCCTGGACTACCTTTTCTTTCTGTTGTCCATACAATTTCATCTTGAGTAACTGGAGCATATACTACAGAGCCATTCTGTATTAATAATTCTTGACTCATAAAATACCTCCTATGCTGGAATCCATAAAACTTGATTTGGATATATCAAGTTAGGATTTTTTATTTTATCTCTATTTGCATTATAAATTGTAGTATATTTACTACCATTACCATAAAACTTTTTAGCAATATTCCATAAACAATCTCCGCCTTTTTACAGTATAATTTTGTCCACTTGGTTTTGCTGCAGCTGTACTCGTAGTTGTCGTAGTAACTGCTCTAACAACTACAGGTGGTTTATATTGTTTTATTGTAATTTGCATAGTTTTTGTAGAATATTCTTTATATTGTTTTAATTTTATTTCAACTCTAACGTCAAATGCTTCTTTTACTTCTTCTATAATTTTATAATCTTCTACTGATACTTTTATATTGGTATCAAATAACACCTTTCCGTTTGGTAGTTTTCTAGAAACTATAAATTGGAAAGGTGTTTTATTTACTTTTAATTTTTCTATTATATTAAGATAATATGACGCTGGCTGATAATCATTTTTATATACAGCAAAAGGATATTTTACATTAGGTAACAATATCTTAAAATCTATATCTGTTAATCCAGGATTTTTTAAAACATTTATTTCTTGATTATTTATAAGGTCATACGTCTTATTGTTATTATTAACTTTTAAAGTTAATTTATCAGGGGGAACTGGCAATAAAGTATTTCCTAAATAAAAATAATATGCCATCGTTATACCTCCCTTATGTGTGAACTCCATCAGCAACTGATTGTAGTTCTTCTTCTAATTTTGTAGCAAGTGTCTCTACTATTCCATCAATGTCTTGCTCTTGATTTATATTATTATTGTTTGTCATTGTAATATTAACTGATGCAGTAGTAAATCTATTTATAGTTTCTCTTTCTGCTATATCTATTAAATATTTCAAATCTTCTTCAGATATTTCTGTATTATCTGCTATTTTACTTGTATCTCCAGCAATATCTCCAAGTGTGCTATCTCCCATATTACTAAAATCAATGCCTCCACCACTTAAAGCATCCTTTATAGCTGTTGATGCACCATTTATCCAATCATTTCTATGGTCTGTTCTATCTTGTCTTGTTGCATTCATTTCAATTGCAGTGCTTTGAATTTTTGTTGCTCCTGCAGACAACTTTGTTGCAAAATCTGATTTCATATCGTTAATTTGTTCTATTGTTCCATCCATTTGACTAGCCATATCTTGTAATTCTTGGTTTCTATCAATTATATTTTGTGACATATTTGCTGCAAAGTCATCAGCAAATGTGGCTGCTTCGGCATAATCTATACTAACACCAGGTATTTTATTCAGCACAGAAATAATTCCATTTACAATTGATACTATTCCATTATATAACCCTTGAAATATTGTCAATACTCCCAAACATACTGCTTCAACTCCAGTTTGAAATCCATACCAAGCTGTCATTAATCCTAATACAACAGTTTGTATTCCAAGCCATAAATACATAGCTGCTAATTGTAAACCATACCAAATTCCTTGTATCCCTAAACCTGCAGTCATAATTCCCAATTTTAAGGCATCCCAAATGTATAACATAGCGTATGCTACTTTATCATTTGTAACCCATAAATATACAAGTGCTGCAATTACAGCTAATATAATTAAAGCAATCCAAAAGGCAGGACATGCTAGCATTGCTGAGTTCAATCCCCATTGTGCAGCAGTTGCTGTTGCAGTTGCTGATGCTTCAACCCCTTTGGCTGTTGCTGATGCAAATTCTGCTATTGCTTGTGCTGTTAACAATGCAGTAGCTATTCCACTTGCAATATGCCATGCTATATATGCTGCTACAATTCCATATATTATAGGCTCTATTCCACTCCAATTATCTACTATAAAAGTTCCTATATTAATTATCATATCTAATAATGGATCTATTATTCCTATAAGTGCTGAGACTGAGGTTTCTATTCCTTGTATAACTTTTTGTGCTCTTGGATCATTTGCCATTTGATTTATTTTTTTCAAAATAGGATCTAACATTTTTATGACACTATTCTTTACTTTTGTAAACACTTGTGCCCATGTCATAGGCATTTGTTCAAATTTATCATTTATATCATTCGCACTTGCAAACATAGCATTTTTTATTATATCTGCCGTTATTTGTCCTTCTGCAGCCATTGCTCTTATTTTTCCTATATCTACATCTAAATAATCAGCTATAGTTTGAATTATGTTAGGCGATGCTTCAAATACAGCATTTAATTCTTCGCCACGCAGTACACCTGACCCTAATGCTTGTGTTAATTGTAATGTTGCACTTGCAATTTCTTGCTGTGCTGCTCCAGAAATTACAAATTGTTTATTTAATAATTCTGCAAATGCAATAGTTTCATCATTACTTCCAAAAGCCTTTCCTGCATTCATACTTAATTTTGATACTGTACTTGCCATATCCAAATAATTAGCTCTAGACCTTTGTGCACTTGCGAATATCTTATTTTCTAAATCTTCTACACTATTATTATCATCTACAATCAAAGATAGTCTTGCTCTATTATTAGAGACTTGATCCGACAAATCTACTATTTTATTTAATATTGCTATTCCACCTGCTGCTATTGCTATTTGTTTTACTTTACTTAATAATCCATTTGCCGCTGAAGTTGCATTGTTAAAGTTAGAAGGCATTTTTTTAGTTTCTTGATTTACATTTTGTGCCGATTGTTCTATTTGATTCAAAATCATATCTGTATTATTTAACTCATCTCTTGCTACCTTTAATGATTGAATATCTACTGTATTTGAAGATGCATTTCTCATATCTTCAAAATTATTGATTAATATTCTACAGGCATTACTCATACTTCTAAGAGCAGGAGACATACTATCTTGAACCATAATAGCTGTTCTTATTGTTGCCATTCTTCCACCTTCTTTCTCACATATTTTCCACTCTTATTTTTTTAATTTATCTTGTTGTTCCTTTTCGTGTTTTATTCTAACTTCGGTAGAAGCTATAACAAATGCTTTTTCTTTAAATGGTAAGTTTAAAAACTCGTGTGGAAATTTATGAAGTTTTTGAAGGCAATAATGAGCATACAAAGCTTCATAATCGCCTTCTTCAATTAGTTTTTTGCTTCTTCAACCGCTTCCTCTAAATCATAACCATTTATTCTTTGAATTTCAGCTGTAAGGTCATCATATTCTGCAGCATTTAATAAATGTTTTGTTAATAAATCAATAGAATCCATTTCGTGATAGAAATCTAATAATTCTGCATTATGAAGGTCCGGATATACTACACATTTATCAGTAAGTAATTGTAAATATTTGATTGTATCTAATTGTTGTTGATATCCTTTTTTCTTTCCGTTTTGTACTATAACTTGTTTATAACATTGTTTTCTTAAATCTTCATTTTCTTTTGCTGTTATAGTTTTTAATTTCCATACTTCAGGTTTTCCTGTTTCTTGATTTATAAATCTTTTTGACGCTACATACTCAAAAAACTCCTCTTTTTTTTCAATCATGAAAGCTTGTAAATTACTCATAAATTATTACCTCTCTTTATTAATTTTTTATTTATTGCATACCTGCTAATGTATTAAATTTTGTTGGATTTGAAAAATCTTCAAATGTAAATTCTATCTCTTGTTCTAAGAAATCACCATCTACATCAAAAGAAGCCAATACTCCACCATTGATATTACAATCTTTAAATATCATAGAACATACACCTGCAGAACTTGTTGGATCCTCATTTGATACTTGTGTATCGAAATAAACATCTTCTCCAGTATTTTTGTATCTTTCCATAAGTTCATCAAATATTGATGTATTCTTATAGATT